GGTGCCCGGAAGGACCAGCACGCTGGACACCCCACCGGCCGAGGCGACTCCGGCTTCGGTCGTCATGACCACCGCCAGCGACGTTCCCGGGTTCAACTCCGGGATGGTGCTGGAGAGCTTCGACCAGGCCGCCGAGGCCATCAGTAACCGTCTCGACACCTACAGCCAGGGGGGCGGGGCCAAGCGCCAGACCGCCGCGCGCAAGGTGGGCAAGCACCAGTTCCTCACCCGGCCCGGCCACAGCGCGGTCCGGCACGGTGCCGTGATGTTCCGGCGCGAGTTCCCCGAAGACCTCCGTATCCGGGAAGGCGCGTCCAACCCGCTGGCGGTCCTGGACCACGCGGCCAATGAGCGCCGGCTTCCGGGTGGCTCCCTGGTGGAGTCGGCCCGGCGCCAGGTGGAGGCCGGGAAGTCCTTGACCGCCGCCGTGGGGTGGTGCGCTCCCTCCGAGGTCATCTACGACCTGTGTGAGCTGGAGACCGTGGACGGCATCCTGGACCTCCCCGAGGTTCAGGCCGCGCGTGGCGGGTTCCAGATCCCTTCCGGGGGTGGCCCCGACTTCTCGGTGATCTGGGACGGCATCGGCAACGAGGGGGACGTGACCCTCTCGGAGTACGACATCGAGAACGGGACCGAGAAGGTCTGTCTGGAGATCCCGTGTCCTGAGTTCGAGGATGTCCGGCTCGGCGTGGCGTATGCCTGCCTGACCGGCTCCCTTCTCCAGCGCCGGGGATACCCCGAGGTGATCCAGCGGTTCGCCCGGGGGGCCATGGTGGCCCTGGCCCACAAGATCAACGAGGCCGTGATCTCCCAGATTGTGGCCGCCAGCACGGGCCCCACGGTGATCCCGACCGTTCCCGGCAACGATGACGATGCGTCGCGCATCCTCAGCGCGGTGGAGCTGGCCATCGAGGACACCAAGTACCGGCACCGGATGGCTCGGGCCGCCACGCTGGAGGTGGTCCTCCCTGCGTGGACCCTGGCCGTGATCCGGGCCTCCCTGGCGCGCCGGACCGGGGTCCCGAGCTGGGCCGTCACCGACGCCCAGATCCTGGAGGCGTTCGCGGTCCGCAAGGCCGTTCCGCGCTTCGTCTACGACTGGCAGGACGCCTTCTCGGGCCTGGTGGGCGGTCCGGGTGGGGACACCCCGATCACCGCCTTCCCGGACGACCTCCAGTTCCTGGTCTACCCGGCCGGGACCTGGACCAAGGCGGTCCGGGACGTCGTGAACCTGGACACCATCTACGACAACGCCCTTCTCACCTCGAACCAGTACACCGCGCTGTTCGCGGAGGACGGGTTCGCCACGCTCCAGATGTGTCCGGACTCCCGGCTGTACCAGGTGGCCGTGGACCCGGCCGACGTGGCCGCGTGCTGCGCCGGCGGGGTCAGCTAAGGTGAGCGGGCCGTGGGTATCGTTCCCGGTCGACTGACCAGCGCGCCGGAACCGCTCCGGCGCCGGTACGGCCTGCTCACCGCCGCTTCGGGACCGGTTGACCTCCCCCTCCCCCACGGACGTGGGGGAGGGGTGAGGTTCATCCCGGTCACGTGCGGGGAAGCCCACCCGTACCCGATCGGGTGCTATGACGGGCTGGTAGAGGTCCCGGAAGATGGAAAGCCCGTCGATGACCCGGACCATGAGTTCGAGACTGGCGTGTTCGCGGTGGTCGCCTCGGAGGAGTGCGGCTCGGTGGGCTTCACCGCCCCCGAGTTCGAGGCCAAGGTTCGGCGCCGGCTGGAAAACGGGGAACAGGGGGCCGCTGAGCTGGCCCTGTGGACCGGCCAGGACGAGAATGGGAACTCCCTGGGCATCCCCCACCTGGCTGAGACCACCGACACCGTAACCGTGTCGGACCCGATGGACATCCGCTCGGTGGTGGCGGGCCTGGAGGACTGGGCCTACCGGGTCCAGGGGTACGGGCACGTGGCCTACATTCACGCCCCGGTGGCCGTGGCCGCCTGGGCCGCCGATGCGGACCTGGTGATTCAGGACGGGCCGCTGAAGGTAACCCCGTACGGATCGATCTGGGTCTTCGGTGGCGGGTATCCCGGCACCGGGGCTGCCGGGGCCGCGCCCCCGGACGGGGGCCTGTACCTCCACGTGACCGGCCAGGTCCAGGTCTGGCGCGCGCCGGAACCGTTCGTCTACCCGGCCAACCAGACCATGAACCGGACCACGAACCAGCGCGTACTCATCGCCGAGCGTGAGTACGCGATCAGTTTCGACTGTATGAACGGCCGTGCGCTGTTCGATCCCCTGGGAGGGGTGTCCTAAATGGCCAACCTGCTGTGTGCTAAGCCTCTCCAGGGGGAAACCCTCCGGGTGACCCGCCTGGACGAGTGCGGTCATCCTGAGTTCGGGGAGTGCGCGTTCGGAGTCTCGGACGGGTTCGTTCAGGCCGTTCTTACTCCGAACACCGAGGAGGGGGAGCGATTCCTCCAGCGCAACGCCGCTGGCCGCGCGCTGGTGAACCAGCGTTCCCGCCCCATCCTGAACTGGTACGACGTATCGATCCAGTTCCAGGAGGTGGACCCCGAGCTGTTCACTATCCTGACCGGGCTCCAGCCTTACGAGGATGACCAGGGCAACGTCATCGGTTTCCCGGTCACCGAGGAGCACTACGCTACGGCGAACTTCGCGCTGGAGCTGTGGATGGGCAACGCCGAGGAGGAGTGCCCGCCGGAAGGTGAACCACTCCCCTACTTCGGGTACAACCTCCTGCCCTGGGTGGTGGAAGGTGCATTGGCGGATAACATCACCATCGCCAACCAGTTGATCACGTTCACCGTGACAGGCCGGACCCGCAAGGGAACCCCGTGGGGGGTCGGGCCGTACGACGTGGTGCGCGACATGAACGGCGACCCGGCGCCGCTGTTCAGCCCCATCCCGTCCGACACCCACCACCTTCCGATCTGGACGCAACTTGCGCCCCCGGAGCCCGAGTGCGGGTGCCAAAGCTTGTCGAGCTAGGTCGATCGAGCTGAGCCAGACGGAAACAGGCCCGGCCGGGGGAAGCTCCCGCCGGGCCTGTGCCGTACCCTGGAGCCATGACGGCCCCCTGTGACTGGGACATTGACCCGGCCGCGCTGGGAGTGTGCCCGAGCTGGGCTGACCTCCCCGAGCCGGTCCAGGCCGCCGCGCTGGAGCTGGCTATCACGTTCCTGTGGGCCAACACCGGGCGCCAGTACGGATTGTGTCCGGTCACGGTCCGGCCGGCCCAGGACCGCTACAAAGATCCCGCGTACCGGGCGTACCCGGTCTGGCCGGGCCAGGACCCGGCCGTGAGCGCCCCCATGCCGTTCCTGTCCGGGGGGGTGTGGCGCAACTGTGGGTGTGGCGCGCGCTGTTGCTGCCGGCCAGAGTGCGCCGTGGCCCTCCGGGGGCCGGTCGCCTCGGTGACCGAGGTCCTGGTCGACGGCCAGGAGGTGAGCCCGGATGCCTACCGGGTGGACGTGACCGAGGGGACGTACTGGCTGATCCGGTTGGATGGCCAGTGCTGGCCCACGTGCCAGGACTTCCAGGACGCCGAGGATGCCGCCGGAGCGTTCGTGGTCAGCTACGAACGGGGCCGGGAGATTCCCCAGGCCCTGGCCGTGGCCGCCGCCATCCTCGCGTGCGAGTACTCCAAGGGGATGACCGGCGGGAACTGCCGTCTCCCGGCCAAGATGACCCGGCTCTCCCGCCAGGGGGTGGAGGTGGAGGTGGAGCCCGCCAGCCCGGACGAGGGCCTGACCGGGATCGCCGAGGTGGACGCCGTGGTCCGGGCGCTGAACCCGTCCCGGCGCTCTCGGCCCCCGGTGCTGCTGAGCCCGGACCTTCCCGAGACGTGCGACCGGATGACCGTGATCGGCCCAGGGGGGTCCTGATGATCGTTGATCCGCTGGTTATGCCGTTGGCCCGGGAACTCCTGGACTGTCTGGAGATCGAGGTGGCCAAGGTGGCTGATCCACCGGCCCACGTGGGGCTCCGGCCCGGGACCGTGGTGGACCACCTGATATCGCTCAATGACGATGAATGCTGTGAAGGGCTGGCCTGGGTTCGGCCGGCCGGGTTCTACCCCAGCTCCTCCACCTTCCCGGCCCAGGATGAGGTCCCGCTGAAAACCGGCATCCGGGCCTGGGCCGTGACGCTGGAGATGGGTGTGGTCCGATGCGCTCCCACCCCGGGACCGGGCGATATCCTGAGTTCGGCCCAGTGGGACGCCGTTACCCAGGCCGTGATGGATGATGCCGCCGCCATGCGTCGGGCGCTGTGCTGTTTCATCGATGCCAAGCCATCGCGTCGGGGCCGGACACTGGGGGGCCTGTGGCAACCTCTGTCGGTCCAAGGTGGGTGTGTGGGTGGGGTGCTCCCGGTGACCACGCTCGGGCCTGCCTGTGACTGTCCGGACGCTGGGGAGAACGGCTCCAGCTAGGCTGGCCTTATGGCTGGGGTGAGTTTGCACCTCAATCAGGCCGCGCTCCACCGGGTAGGCATGGAGCGCGCCAGGATGTTGGTCAACAAGGTCACCCGGCAAACTCTCAACCGGTCAGCGGTCCTGTGTCCCGTGGATACCGGGCGCCTTCGGGCTTCGGGCTCGATGCGGATAGCCGAGCGGGGTAGCGCCGTGGTGGGCCAGGTGGAGTACACCGCTGACTATGCCGCCGCTGTCCACAACGGCACCCGGCCGCGCGTCATCGTGCCCCGACGTGGCCGGTATCTGCGCTTCCGGGTGGGGGGCCGCACGGTCTACGCGCGCCGAGTCAACCACCCCGGTACGCCAGCGCGCCCGTACCTGGCTACCGCGCTGGTCGAGGTGGCCGGCCGCGCCGGGTTCACCGTGTCCATCGGCTGAAATGACACCCTGATCTGAGCTATGGTGGCATCATGACCGGACAAGAGACCGCCGACCAGGACCAGCCGATGATGGGGGAGATCGAGTTTCAGGGTCGGACCCTGAAGATTCGAACTCCCAAGCCGGAACAGATCCTCATCTGGCAACGGACCATCAAGCACCTGGAGGCCGCCAACCTGTCCGACTGGAGCGGGGAACAGGTCCTCGCCGCGCTGGAGCGCGCCCGGATGATCATCGACTCCCTTCTGTACGACCCGGCCGACATCTCCTGGCTCGATGACGAGATGCTGGCCGGTCGGGTGGGCCTGCGGGAGGCCTCGGGGATCATCATCGAGGCCATGAAGCAGATGACCGGTCAGGGCAACCGCGCCCAGCGCCGGGGCGCCCCTAAGAAGACCCCCGCGCGCCGGAAGGCGCCGGAAGAGGCCGCCGCGCCGGCCAAGAAGGCCAGCGGGAGGAAGTAGGTCGTGGACGTGGACCCGGCCGCATCCTTGCGGATCTGGGCCGTGGAGTTCGAGCTGGGGGGCCGAACCTTCGAGGTTCCGGCCCTCCCGGCCGCTGACTGGCTCCCCCTCCTCCTGGAGGGAGATCCGCTGGCCGTGCTGGACCTGGGGGACCTGGGCGAGATAGACGAGATGATCCTGGGCGAGGAGGTCACCTTCGAGGAGGTGGGTAAGGCCTTAACCTTGGTGATCGAGCAAGCCACCGGCCGGTCCTTTCACGCCTCCCTGGTCTTGGCCCAGGTGGCCAAGATGCAATGGCCGATCATCGGGGGAGACTTGGCGCGCCGAGGGATGCGCTTCGATCAGGTCTCGATCGGCGCCGCGTTGGACGCTATCCACGTGACTATTTTGGGCCTGTTGAAACCCGAGGCCGCCGAGAAGTTCCAGGCCCTCCTTGACAATGAAGTGTCACCCGGGGGGAGGATCAAGCCCAACCGGGCCAAGGCCATGGCGGACTTCGAGGACATGGCCGGGCCTAAACCACCGCCTGTGAAAGCCACCGCCGGGCTGTCCGGAGGTGGACGCCCCAGAACTCGGCCACGGCTCCGGCCGCTCCGCCAGGCCGCCCGGTAGCGCGCGCCCAGGCCGCTACCCGGGCCACCCGCTGGAAGTGGTCCTCCGGCCAGCTACGCGAGCCTCTGGGACGGGGCCGGGCCAACATCCGATATTGGGTCTCCCCCTCCCCCTTCAGCGCGCTAGCGGCCACGTGGGCCACCTGGCGGAGGGGGAGCTGACTCATCACCGTGGATGTGATCGGCTGGTCCGCCCGAGCTTCGACGTTCAGGGCCACCAGCGCCGGCCGGCCGTGAGCCCAGGAGATCCGGACCCGGACTGTCCAGGGCCAGCCCGGATCATCGAGGACCACTTCATCCCCCAGGTTCGAGAGCTGGGCTCGGGACAAGTCCATACGGCCATCGTACGCGAGATGTCACCCTGTCACAGGGTGCGGTGACATCTCGGGCGCCCGTACGCTGGTCATGTGTCCGACGTGGGTTCCGCCAGGGTAGAGATCACCGGGGATGTCTCCCGGTTCGCTGGTGAGGTACGTCGGGACCTCAGCCGGATCTTGCGTGAAATCAATGTTGACCCGGTAGAGATTCCTCTCGATACCGATGCTGTCTCCAGAGATAGTCAAGAAGCCGGTCAAAAGATCGGAGATCAAGTTACCCGAGGAGCTGATGGCAGACTTCGGGACAGTCGAGGAAGGTTCGTAGCTGCTGGCACCCAGGCCGGAGAGGCGATTGGTGATGGCGTCACCCGAGGGCTGATGGCAGACTTCGGGACAGTCGAGGAAGGTTCGTAGCTGCTGGCACCCAGGCCGGAGAGGCGATTGGTGACGGCGCCACGGAAGCAACTGGAGCGGCTGCTGATCAGATCGCATCAGACTTCGAGAGTGCTGCGAGTCGGGCGCGCCGGGCGCTGAGCGGGGCCGCCAAGTTCATGGCCGGGGCCATCCTCGGAGTGACCGCCGCCGCCACCGCCGCCGCTGGCGCCATCGCGGCCATCTCCCTGACCCGAGGGTTCACCCGACTGGCGGACATCGAAGATGCTCAAGCCAAGCTTCGGGGCCTTGGCCATGAGGCCGAGACTATCGAGACGGTTATGAATAACGCCCTGGAAGCGGTCCGGGGGACCGCTTTCGGGCTGGCTGACAGCGCTACGATCGCGGCCAGCCTGGTAGCCGCCGGGATCGGGCCAGGGGAGGACCTGGCCCGGACCCTGAAAACCGTGGCGGATACGGCCACGATCGCGGGATCGGACCTCCAGGACGTTGGGACGATCTTCACCCAGATAGCCACCGCCGGCCGGTTGACTGGTGAAGACCTCCTCCAGCTCCAGGAACGGGGTATCCCAGTTCTCCAGTTCCTAGCCGATGAGATGGGGGTTACCGCTGATGCCGCCCGGGAGATGGTCTCCCGGGGAGAGGTGGATTTCGAAACCTTCCGGGCCGCGATAGAGAGCAACATCGGCGGGGCCGCCCTGGAGAGCGGGACCACCACCCGGGGCGCTTTCGACAACATGATGGCCGCCATCGGCCGGGTGGGTGCGAACCTTCTTAATGGCATCTTCCCGATGTTCAAAGAGGTGTTCACCGGGATCACCGAGTTTCTGGCCCCCATCGAAGACGTGGCCAGGAACGTCGGGGACGCGCTGGGGGCCGCGTTCGATGTGATCCGTGAAGGCGGATCGGTCGGGGAGGCGTTCGCCACCTTCCGTGAGAACCTGAACCCCGAGCTGTTCCGGGAGATCACCTCCACCATTCAGGATCTGGTGACCAACGGGCTCCAGTTCCTGGGCGACAACGCCGGGGACATCGTGGGGATTCTCCTCGAACTACGGTCCGCGATCTTCGACGCTGCCATCAATATGTTCATGGGCATCGTTGAAGCGTTGCCCGAGGTGATCCCGCAAGTCATATCCGGCTTGGTCGACATGCTTACCACGTTGGTGGACACGATCGTGGAGGCCCTTCCCCAGGTGGTCTCCGCCGCCGGGCTGCTGATCACCGGGCTGGTAGACGGGCTGGTGGCCGCGCTACCCGATATCATCCAGGGTGCGGTTCAGATCGTCACCACCCTGTTGACCGGCATCGTGGAGCTGCTTCCGATCATCATCGGGGCCGGTCTCCGGCTGATCGAGGGGATCGTGGAGGGCATCCTTACCGCCCTCCCCCAGATCCAACTGGCGATCATCGAGATCCTCCCCGTCCTGATCACGGCACTGACCACGATGGCCCCGGACCTGTTGCTCCTGGGTGTCAACATCCTGACCAACATCGTCCAGGGGATCGGGGACGCGCTTCCCCAGGTCATCGACACGATTCAGAACGAGGTCGTCCCCACCCTGATCAAGACCCTCCAGGACGAGGGTCCGGCCATGATCGAGGCCGGGGGAACCGCACTCACCGAGTTCATGCAGGGCTGGCTGGACTCGGTGGACATCATCACCACGGTGATCACCGAGAACATCATCCCGGCCATCACCGGGCTGTTCCAGGAGAACCCCGAGGTCATCGAGGCCGGTGTCAACGTATTGATGACGTTGATTCAGGCGTGGCTCGACAACATCGAGATGATCACCGACTTCATCACCGAGACCATGATCCCCCTGATGACCACGGTGATCGAGGAGAACCTACCGGCGCTCATCGATGCCGGTATCCAGATTCTGGAGGCCGTGATCCAGGGTCTGATTCAGGCCATGCCCCAGATCAACGACGCGATCATAAATCAGATCATCCCTGCGATGTTCCAGGCGCTGATCACCGCGATCCCCGCGATGAACCGTGCCGGGATTCAGCTCATCGGCGCGCTGGTCTCCTCCCTGTGGTCGGCCTGGCGCGAACAGTCCGGGCGAAACTTCACCCGGATCAAGAACGCCATCACCAACTTCTTCAGAAACGCCGGTCAGTGGCTACGGGACGCCGGGAGCCGGATCATCTCCGGGCTGATCGACGGCATCCGAGGGCGGTTCAACGATGTTCGCAATACACTGTCTAATTTGACTTCGTCGCTGCCTAGCTGGAAGGGTCCGGCCGAGGTAGACCGGCGCATCCTCCGCGACGCCGGGCGCCAGGTCATGGAGGGCTTCCAGGACGGGATCAACAGCGAGCGCGGTAACATCGAGCGCCTTCTACGCGGGATCACCACCGACATGGGCTCGGTCGGCGCCTTCACCGGTCGGGTTCAGGGCGGTGACGGGGCCGCCGCTGGCGCGGTGAACGTGACCATAGCTCCCGGGGCCGTGGTGATTCAGGGCCAGGGCCGGGAGGCTGGAGAACAGGCCGCCGAGGCCATCCTGGAGCGCCTGGCACAATCGGTTCTGGTGAGGTAGACCCATGGGCACGATAACCACGCTACGGCCCTCGGCCACCTCCTCCGGGGTCGGCTGGAGCGCGCAACCTTCCGGGACCCTCCACGGGGTCACCTCGGACGACAATGACGCCACCTACGCTGAGTGGTCCGGCTCGGGATCGGCCATGATCCTGGCCACCCCCTTGGATGCTCCTCCCGTGGGTGAACGGCGCCACCTGGTCCGCATCCGGGCCCGGGGGGAGGGTGGCTCGGCCTGGTGGGCGGTCCGGTTGGCCACCGGCCAGCTTGTGGCCGGGGCCGCTGGTTCCTTCGGCGGTAGCCCGGAGACCATCATCGGGTCCTGGCAGTCCGGGGCGCCACACGATGGCTCCACCGTACTGAGTTGTTTCGTGGAGGGCCAGAGCACCGGGGTACGCATTACCGAGCTGTTCCTGGACGTGGACACCCGGGCCGCGCCCACCTTCACGCCCCAGCTCCTGGACGGCTCAGGCACCCCGGAAACCACGATCACCGACACCGTTACCCCTACCGCCCGGGTAAGCGCGCTGGCGCTGGACGGGCTTCCGGCACGCCAGTACCGGTACTGGGTGACCGATGCCTCCTCGGCCATCGTCTGGGACACCGGAGTGGTCAGCGGGCCGGCCGTGGATCGGCTGATCGCACCCTTGGAGAACGGGACCTACACGCTCCACCAACAGGTCTGGAGCACGCTCGGCGCGAACACCGCCTACGCCTCGGCGATCGAGGAGCTGGCCTTCACGATGGCGGTAGGTGCGGTGCCCGCCCCGAACCCACCGGTCGTCACGCCGGAGGAGCCCTTCTACCGGGTTGAAGTGTGTGCTCCGGACACGAGCGAGTTCGATGATGATCAGGCTTGGATTCAGCTCCAGCGGGTGGACTGCCCGCATGGTGGTTACCTGAACCTGACCGGGTTCTCCGGCTCCTACGCCTGGGCGCAGGATGCCGACCCCCTGGACATCACGGGGGATCTGGAGGTGACCGTCCTCGCCCAACGATCCGATGGCTGGCGCCCCCAGGGAGGGGACCAAACTCTGATCTCGAAGTACCTCACCACCGGGGACCAGCGGTCCTGGCGCCTGAGCCTGGACTGGGACGGGGCCGACAACGGAAGCGGGGCCGATGAATCGCGCGCTGGACGCCCGTTCCTGGCCTGGAGCCCGGACGGCACGGTGACCAGCCTAGTGACCGCATTCGCTGATGAGCGCGCGCCGATCGATGCCCTGGGCCGAGTTCACCTCCGGGTCTTCCTGGACGTGGACAATGGCTCGGGAAACTGGGAGGTCACCTTCGAGACCATGGACGAGGAGGGGGTCTGGCGCCAGCTCGGGAATGTGGTCACCGGGTCCGGCCCCACCTCGATCTTCTCCAGCTCGGCCGAGCTGGCCGTGGGGGCCTACTCCGGCGGGGCCTTCGAGAATTTCGAGGGTCGGGTCCTCTACGCTCAGGTCCGATCCGGGCGCACCGGCCCGGTTGTCGCCTCCCCCGACTTCACCGGGCACCCTCTGGGGACAACACAATTCGATGACGCCCAGGGCAACACGTGGACCATGGCCGGAGGAGCCTCGATCCACAGTGATCAGCGGATCACCACCGTAGCCATTCTCGGCCCCCTGGAGACCGACCAGTGTGCGGAGTGGTTGGACTTCACCGTTCCACGTAACGGGGTGGGCCGAAGCTGCGACCACCAGCCCGAGCCGTGCTGTTCCTACTACCGGGCCCGCACCGTGGGCCGGGTGGAGGGCTCGATCCTGGTATCGAACTGGTCCGATGACTTCAACCCTGGGGTTCCGGCGGGCGTGATCTTCGCGTGGCCTGACACTGAAGCGTCAATCCCGTTCGGGTGGAACCGGGTCACCACGTTGGACAGCCGGTACCCCAAGGGAATCCCGACCGCCGGCACCCAACCTGGCGACACCGGGGGCAGCGCCACCCACTCCCACACCACCCCGGGCCACACCCACACTATGGACCACTTCCACTCCCAGAGCGCGGGTACCTCGGGAAGCTCCTCGGCTTCCCAAACTTTCGGCGGGTCCGGGTCCGGGGCTGGTACCACCCACACTCACGATCTACCTACCACGGATACCAGTACTGCCAACGTAGTCAGCCAGAGCACGGCGCCTGGTAGCTCCGCCGTCCCCAACGATCCGGCACGCCTGGAGGTGATCTGGATCGAGTCCAACGGGAACCCGTTGGGTGTCCCGGATGGCGCACTCGGCCTGTTCCCCGATATCGCGCCGGCCGGATGGGACACCTACGCCGATGCCACCGGACGCTTCTTGAAGGGGGCCGCGCCGGCCGGGGACGGTGGCGCCACCGCCGCTAGCGAACTGGACAACCACACCCATACCATTGACAGCCACACCCACCTCGGAACGCCGCACACGCACACTTCCGAGAACACTGGACCTCGGAGCGGATCAACGCCTGACAGTATCGGTGGGGCTGGAAACCCTCGGGTGAGCAACATTCACACCCACCCGGTCACCGTGAACTCGGGCACCACCGCCAGTCTTCAGTCCGCCTCGGGCGGTACCTCGGGTTCGGCCAGTCCGAACGACCCACCTTTCCGCAACCTCCGGGTACGCCAGAACACTTCAGGAAACCCCAGCCTTCCCCTGGGGATCATCGGCCTGTGGCTGGGTTCCCTGGGCACCATCCCGGACGGTTGGGAGTTGTGCGACGGAACCAACGGGACGCCGGACATGCTCGGACGCTACCCGCGTGGAGATACGTCCAATATCGAAGGGACCGGTGGAGGGACCGCCGGCCACACCCACACCGGGGACACCCACACCCACGACACCACCGGACACTCCCATTCCCGGAGCATCGAGGTCGCCGCTCAGAGCCAGGAGGCCCAGAGCGGATCTACCGACTTCTACAGCAACGCTCACACCCACTCGATCAGCGACACCGACAGCGCCACCCCGGAGGTGGGAAGCTCGGGAACCGGCACCCTGGCCAGCACTACCACCGAGCCCGCTTACCAGGAAGTGGCATTTATCCAGTTCCAGACTGAGCCCGAGCCACCACCCGAGCCCGAGACCTTCTGTCTGGAATGGTCTGAGGACGAGCACCTGATCCGCACCTACGGCCCCGACGGCCCGATGTACTTCGGGGTCTGGGGAATCTTCGAGTGGGAGGTGGAGAGGCCGTTCACCGCCGCTACCGGGGTGATGGGAAGCCGGTTCGTGAGCTCAGCTCCCCCGGGGGGCCGGAATCTTCGGATGGTCACGGCTGTAGAGTCCGAGGCCGAACTGGCTGCGCTCCGGGCGGTCCTGGCGCGACCGTTGGTCCTGATCTCTCCTTCGGATTCCACCGAGACCTGGGCCGCCCCGGTGGCCGAGTCGGTCCGGGTGGTCAAGATCGGCCGTATCCGGGAGGTTCGGGCCGATTTCATTGCCACCGGCCCGGAACCGGAGCCACAGGTCGCAGACGTAGGAGTGTAGATGGCTGTCATTGATACGCTTCGGCCGATCTTCACCCGGAAGGCGGGGGGAGGAACCGCCGTACCCTCGGGGACCTTGGATGAGGTCACTGCGGACGACGATGACGCCACGTACATCGAGTTGTCCGAAGTTGACTCCGGGGACAACTGGAGCCTCCGGGTGGCCTCCCACACCCCACCGGCCAACCACCAGCGCCACCGGATCCGGGGCCGAGTCCGCATCCAGACCGATGCCGGATCAGCGCTGGAAGACATCGACGTAGGCCGGGGGGAGCTCGACTGGATCGGGTTCTCCACGGTTTCGGTCGATACCACTTTCAGCGAACAGACCTCTTCCTGGTTCCAGGACTCCGGGTACGGCCTGGCCACCGCTGGCGCACTCACTAACTTGAATATCGGTGGCGGGTGGATGCACAACTCCACTGGCGGTGCGACCGAGCTTCGTACCGCCGAGTGCTACATCGATATAGACTGCCGGCAGCGCCCGGACTACTCGCCCGAGGTACGCGACGGCTCAGGAACTGACCAGTCCGGCAGTACGATCACCGACACCAACCAGCCGACCCTCTACTTCGGATCCCCGAGCTATGACGGGCTTCCCGCCAGGGACTGGTCCGTATCGGTATCGGGTAGCTCAGGGGAAGTCTTCAGCGCCAGCGGTTCCGGCACCCCACCCGAGTCGGTCCAGGTGGATACCGGGCTCGATGACGGCTCCTACACCGCCACCTTCACAGTTCGCTCCACCATCCGGGGCTCGGACCCGTTCGAGCACACCCAGGTGGTCTCTTTCGACGTGGCGGTAACCGTCCCGCCCCCTTCCCCCCGGTACTCATGGTGGAGGAGATGTTCGGCGGGTACCGGGTCAGTTGGAGCAATCCCGGGGGCCAGACTTGGGACAACAACTACGTGGTGGCCGAGGTCTGGCGGGATGACTGCACAGGCTCCCACCGGATCGCGGTGGTCCCGGACGGGTTGAACGGGACCTACCTGGACCTGGCGATCCCCCAGCTCGATCCCCGCTACTCCCGGGTCAACGGCCAGTGTGAGGTCCACACCGAGGAGTGCAACATCACTTACCGGGTGCGCTACCACGGATACGTCTCCACCTTCGTGGAGCTACCGGACACCATCCCGGCTGACCTGATTCTGGCCTGGCCGGGCTCGGTGGCTACCATCCCGTCCGGATGGTCCCGGGTAACCGCGCTGGACGGAGTGTTCCCGCGCGGGAACATAAGCTCGGGCACGCCTACCGGCACCGGAGGCAGTGCCACCCACTCCCACACCACCCCGGGCCACAATCACTCGATCGGGTCGCACTCCCACGCCGTGGGGGGGTCAACCGGGACCAGCAACGCCAGCACCACCAGCGCGCGGTTCGTCGGCGCGTCCCAAGAACAGGCGGACCAGCCACACTCCCACCCCCGGCCCAGCTCTACCGGGTCACACTCGGGCCAGAACAGCGGAAGCAGCTCACCAGGTACGAGCTCGGCCAGCAACCTACCGCCCTATCGCACCGTGATCTGGATTCAGAGTGACGGTGCCCAGAGCCAGTACCCGGTGGGTGTGCTCGGCTGGGCTATGGAGTCCGTAGGCGGTTGGACCGATGACGCTGACAGCGCCGGACGGTTCCTCCGGGGTGCCGACCCCGGATCAGGGGGCGGCTCGAACTCGGGAAGCTCCACCCACACCCACACCGTGAACAGCCACTCTCACTCCGGGTTCAGCCACACCCACTCCCTGGGCCAGACTGGGCTCTCGGTGCCGGTGGGGGTGAACGCCGGGTTCGGGTCGTCCACCCCGCCATGGTTGCCACGCCACCGCCACCCGATGAGCGTGGGCTCCAGCTCTACGGGGTCCACCAGCAGCAACAGCGGGGGGACCACCGGATCGGCCAACCACGAACCGCCCAACCGTCGGCTACGGGTGCTCCGCAACATCGGGGGAGGAACCCAGACACGGATCATCGGCCTGTACCTGGGTGACATCTCCAACTTGGACCCGCTTTTGAGCTGGTGTGACGGGACCAACGGCACGCCGGATATGCGGGACTGGTTCGCGCGGGATCGGGGCTCGAACTCGGTCAACTCCACCGGGGGCTCCACCAGTCACAACCACTCCACCCCGAGCCACAGTCATTCATTGCCCAGTCACAACCACTCCACCAGCGTTCAGACCAGCAACACCGGTAGCTTCAACGCGCCCAGCTTCGGCGACCTCGGCCCGAGCCCGACCACCGGCCACACCCACTCCAGCGGGAACACCGCCTCAGCGGCCCCGAGTGTGGGAAGCCGGTCCAGCGGGACCACGAACAGCGTCAGCCACATTCCCCCGTACCGGCGCGTCCACTTCGTCCGGCTGGACGGCACGATCAGCGGGGGGCCGCTCCCGGTCCCCGAGCTGAGAGTGACCGAGTTCGCCTCGATGACCGTCCCGGCCTTCACCTACGGCGACGGGTTGGACCGGTTGGCCACCTTCACGGAGAAGATCGCGGTGGTCACCGACCGGACTAGCCAATTCCCCCGGAGCCTGGTGGACTCGATCCCGCTGGACGGGGGCCTCCACACCGTGGCGACCACCCTGGCCGGAGAGGACATGGTCCTGACCATCGGGGTGGAGGGTAAGCCAGCCATAGACAAGCTGGAGGAGATCCTGAGTGCCGAGCGGGTCTACTACTCCCCGGTAAGCGGCACGCCGGGATGGTTCGCTCCGGGGAGCTGGCGCGTGATCGCGCCCGCCCCAGGAGTGAAGGCCCTCCAGGTCATGATGGTCCGCCAGCCTTGGCCGACCACCCCGGACCCTTCGGAGTTCCTGTAATGGCTACGCGATTTGCGTCTGCGCGCCACCAGGCCGCGCTCTCCACCCCTACCGGGTACCGGCGCTGGAGCCGGATCACCTTCTCCCGGGGTGGGGTGTCCCGGGTGCTGGAGCCCATCTCGGGCAGCTTCACCCAGGACCACCGCCGGAATGGGTTCTGGGACGGCCGGTTGACTTTCGCTGGTGATGATGTGATGCCGCGCCGGCCCGGGGACCTGTTGACCCCGTTCGGGACCACGGTGACGGTAGAGCTGGGCCTCACCCTTCTTGACGGTTCATTGTCAACCGTGCCGTACGGGACGTACGTGGTTGCCTCTTCCAGGGCGCGCACAATAGCTGGGGAGCGGGTCACCGAGGTGGGCCTGGTGGATGTCTCGGACCGGGTGGAGCGCTACCGGTTCGAGAGCCCGTTGACCGTCGCGTCAGGAACCGACCTGGCCCAGATGGTCAACATCGTGGTGACCAACCGGTCCGGGTTCAACCCCCAGGTGGGCAACACCGGGACCACCCTGGGGGACGCTCGGGTCTTCGGGCTCGATCCCGAGACCGGGCCGTGGTCAGAAATCCAGGACGTTCTCAACGGGTTCAGTCGGCGCGCCTGGTACGACCGGGTGGGGGAGATCCGGATCGGTGCGATCAACCCGGACGCGACCTCGGCCTACCCGCTGGACCAGCTCACCAGTCTGTCCTCGGACTTCGATGTCCGGCCGCCCAACGTGGTGGTAGTCCGAGGGGAGCCACAGGATGGCCAGCCACCGGTCCAGGCGGTGGCGATGGACGATGACCCCTCGTCCCCCACCTATGCCGGCACCGGGCCGGGAACCAGTCCGTACGGTCGCGTCACGCGGTTCTTCTCGTCCCCCTTGATCGAGACCGTGAGCCAGGCCCAGAGCGCGGCGGAAACCATCCTGGCTGAGCACGTCGGCCAGGGGGCCGGGTACACGTTGCTCCGGCCCTATGACCCGACCGTGGACGCCGGGGACGTGATCTCGGTGGCGGGCCGCGCGCTGGCGGTAGACGCCGTGACCGTGGACCTTCTCGGAGACACCTCACTCCAGGTAAGGGAACTTTGATGACTACTGATTACACCAAGCTGTTGAACAAGTTGGTTCCCTCCCCCGGTGGGGAGGACACCGTGCGGATGAGAACCGCCACAGTTACCGCTGTCAACCAGGACGGAACCGTTCGGATATCGATGTCCGGGGTGACCATTCCGAAGGACATCCCTCGGTTGGCTTCTTCGGGGATGCTCATTGGCGATACGGTTTCCGTCATTTCCTTTCGCGGACAGCTACTGGTCATCGGCCCGGTAGCCGAGGGGCCGGTAGCCGGGGTAATTGAAACGCCTGGGATCAATTTCGGTGATAGCCGGGTGTTCTGGAATGGTCGGACCTCTGTATTCAACAGCACCACGGATGCCGGAATCGTCCTCACAGACGGTATCGGTGTACAGATAGCCAGAGATAATGTATGCCTGCATCTGAACCGGGTGGGTGGGAGTAACGGCCCTGTCGCTCAGTTCAGACATCAAGGATCTGTGGTCGGGTCCATATCAGTGACTGACTCTGCTACCACGTACAACACCTCCAGTGATTATCGGTTGAAGACGAACGTCCGGGAGATCACGGACGGGTTGGACCGGGTGAACGCGCTTCGGCCTGTCACCTTCGACTGGATCAACGGGGGGTCGGGAGAAGGGTTCATCGCTCATGAGGTCCAGGCCGTGGTCCCCCTGGCGGTTACGGGGGAGAAGGACGCCGTAGCGCCGGCCCCGGTGGAAGATGACGATCCGCCCGAGGGCTCGATCATCCCCCAGGTGATAGATCAGACCAAGCTGATCCCGATCTTGACGAGCGCCGTTCAGGAGCTGTCCGCCATGGTGGAGGCCCTGACCACCCGGGTCACGGAGCTGGAAGACCAGCTCGGCGGTTCCTGAGCCCATCGGGGCCGGCGTGGTGCCGGGGTGGCGCCGGCATGGCGCCGGGACAGGGTGCCGGCAGGTCGCCGGGGTGGTACCGGGCCAG